TATCGGATATTTTATTACCCATATCTTTAATCAACTCTTCATTATTAATTATAAAATCGTACAACTCATCACTAGTACCATTATAACTAGGGTCGTGAACTAATTTAGTAGCTACAACATTAGCCATATTCACATAATCATCACCTTCATTTAAATAATTTTCATTTATCTTGTCTTGACCAGATAATCTTCTAAATTCGTTTAACATTTTCTTATCCATAATGTAAGGGGTTTATTTTAATGTATTTAACATTTTTTTAATTTGTTCTTTTAATGTTTTTACTATTTTAAAGCTAGGTCCTTTTTTATTTATAGGTACTTTAATTGTTTTAGGTGACTTATTACTACCCTTAACATTTATAGTATACTTTCTTCTATCTTTAAAAGTAATTTCGTTAAAATTATTATCAAGTTTTTTTATTTCTATATTTAACTTAGGACCATCTGGAGATATTATTCTATGTATTTGAATATCACCTAAATACTCCCCTTGAATAATGTTATTTAATTTAGCTTCGTTTCGTTTTTGTTTACCAGCTGAAACCCAATCATTTCTAATACCAATAACTTCACAATTACCACCAACAGTAGAACTAAGTAAATCATCGTTATATTGACCTCCAGACTCACCACACTCACACTTTCTCCATTTAGTGTGTATAAGTCTTACAACATCAAGACAACTTTTACATAAAATTAACTTCATAATATAGTTTTACATATAAATATTAAAATAAATACAAAAAAACCACTTAGTTGTAGCGATACTACTAAGTGGCTAGATAGCCGTAGCTATAACGGTCCTAATCCGTATATTTTAATTTATTAATTATTACTTACTTTTTATATTTAAATTAGTTTGTAATTATCATTACCAAATCCAAAGTCAAAATACTCATTAAGTTTAGCTTCATATAATGACTCACTAACTTCTTCAGAACTTTTATTTGTAAAAATATTAATCATATTTTTAATATACTCTTTAATATTACCTAAGACACTTGCCATATCCATAGCACCCCCAAGAATCTTTACAAGAACTTTTAACGCATATATAAACAGGGCTAATTGAATAAAGAAAAAGCTACCAAGTTCATTATTCCAGAAATCCCATCCAACATCCATTCCGAATATGACATCCCACACTCCTTTTACTAGTGATACAACAGCCGCCGCACCTAAAGTAGTAGCTAAAGCTTGCCTTTTACCTTTATCTTTAAGTGTGTCTATACTAGCGTCCTTAAGTCCATTAGCAACTTTTTTAGTTCTCTCAAGGGCATCTTTTACCTTTTTTTGATTCTCTTCGTCATTCCATTGGTCTTTAGCAAAACCTAATGCATCAGATATAGCTTCTTTACTTTTTTCTAATGCATCGTCACTTTTATCTTTAACCTTAGGTATATATTTCGAAAACGTATCTCTTGCGACCTTAATTGCCTTTTTAACAACATCTTTTAAACCTTCGTCTAAATTATCCAATTCTTCGTTTAATATGTTATTACATCTTTGTTCAAATAACATATTAGCTTTAAGCATAGCAACTGTTTTATCATGTCTTCTCATAATTATTTATTTATAAATTTCTTAATTATTACTTAGAATAATAATATTGCTCTATCAAACCTCAAATCAGCCGTAATATCAGCAATACCATCATCATCAAAAGATAAATCACCAAAATTAACATTAGTAAGCATAGTTTGTTGTAATAACCATTTTTCAATTACTACACCAGTTGGGTCAAGCATTTCTAATTCAACATCTTTCTTATAACCAGCAGCATAACCTTGTCTACCTGTAATAGATTCAGACTGCAATCTAACCCATTCCATTATAGCTTGAGAAGCAGAAGGACCTATAGGGTCTCTAAACGTAACAGAAATTGACTCCCAGTTAAACCTACCAACTACCCAAGTTGAAGTGTTTAAAAAGGGTATTTCAACTTCATTTTGTGTAATAGAAGGTCTTGAAGCAGATGCTAACCACCACTCTTGTATACCTAAATCAGCTGGAAATCTCAAGAGCCATCTATTCTTTTTCTTTGGCTCGTAAGTACCAGGCATTTTCATTAATAAATCAGCCATAACTTAATTTTTTTTTAATACTTATTATATCTTCATTAAAAGACTTTGCTTTATTAATAAATATCTAGTTTTTAGAAAAAAAATAAAAAAACATTCTAATATTTGTTTTATAGGGTTTTTTTTTATATATTACAGCTATGAGAAACTTATTAATAATTATATTAGGTGTAATTACAGTATCAATAACCGCACAAACAGACATGGATAGCTTAATCTTTAATGAAATAAATAATCTTAGGTCTAATCCTAAATCTTATATACCACTTATAGAGTCTTATATAACTACCCAAGAAAAAATGAAAGATTTAATTAGAAAAGGTAAATTTAAAACTACCAGCACATCTGGCATTATGACAAGAGATAATAAAATGAAAAACCCTAAAACAATCAGTGGCATCCCATGTGTTAATAGAAATATAGTAGCAGCAAAAGAACTTATATTAGAATTAAAAAAATTAAAAAAACTTAATTCATTAATATTTAACGAGTCTATGGATAGTGTAACTGACAAACATGGTAAATATCTAGATAGTACAAACACTAGAGGTCATTACGGACCTAATAAAGAAACACTTAGTGATAGATTTAATAATTTTACCTTAAAAAAAATATCAGAAAACGTATGTAGCGTAGGTTCGTTTGTCTATAAACGACAAAATGTTAAACCTATAATTGTAAACTTACTAGTAGATGCTGGAATAGACAATAGAAGTCATAGAAAAAACATACTAGACCCTAAAGTAAAATTCATAAGTATATACATGAGTAAAAAAACTTGTGTACAAAATTTTGCTTTTTAATCAAAGCCTGGACAAGGTATCCCCTTACCTTTTAGAAAGTTGAATTTACAAGAATTTTTACCAAACTTAATATTAGACTTATATTTTTTACCCCCACCTTTCTGAGAACCTGTTTTTTCAGTCTTTTTAACTAAAACAAAATACACCTTTTCAGTAATTTCACCTACTGTAGAATCAGAAGGTAATCCAACCACATCGTAACTAACATCTATAACAACTCTAACGTACCTTGCAGAAGGGTCTTGAGGTGTTTCTGCGTTATCTTCACCCTTACCTTGCTCCCACTTAATATCTTGCTTTACAACGGAGCTATCAACACCTAAACTGATTATATAATCTTTAACTTTATTATTTCTAAGTGTTGACAAACCTTCATTACCACCCTTACCAATAGCGTCAACCAATTTAGGTTCTAATTCTGGAGATATACGTTGTTTATCAGTAGACGATTCTATAACTATTGAATTTATAGTACCACCATTTAATTCTATAACCTTAAGAATATCACTTAACTCAGAAACGGTTTGATTATTTAATTCAAATTTACCTTCATCAAACAAATTACCAGAAAGGTCAACATTTAAAGTAGTGTCTAGTTTTGTTCCAGACGGTAATTCACTAATCAGCGTATCTCTTGTTATATTAACACTCTCAATAGCATAACCTTGCTTTATCTTACCCTTTGCGGTACTAACATATCTAGTTTTAAAAGTTTTAATATCATCACTATCGACATCTAATAATTCTTTTAAATTATCTTTATTTAATTCTATATCTGCTTTATCAAAATACTTAACAAGTTCTTTATCTCCAGATTGTAATCTATCTTGAACCAACTCAGCAGCTTTTATATGGTCAGAACTAACACTTCCCTTTTGAGCTTTAATACCTGATATACTACCAAGTGTCATTAAACCAATTAACATCCACTCCTTAACCCCTTCTTCTAGAACTTCAGAATCTTTATTTTCATTTATATGATTTACAATTAAACTTAATTGATGTTCTGTTATTTTTATTTTTTTAGTCATTATATTAGGTTATATATATAAATATATTATTAAAACAAAAAAGCCCCATATAGGGGCTTTTTTATATTATGTGTTATTTATTAAATGTCATCAAAACTAGCACCAGTAGGCATAATATTGAATTCTAATGAAATAAACTCTAACGCTCTAGTAGGTTTTAAATAAATCTTACCAACCAATTCATTTCTATCAATTGATTCTGGGTCATCATCTAATACTACTCTAAAGTCAGTAAGACCTCTCTCACTTCTAATGTTATCCAAAATTGGGTTAACAAGAGATAAGAATTGATTTCTTACAACATCATCGTTTTGTTCAAATAAAAGTCTAATAGATACAGCAGAAATAAGTTTTCTAGCCTGTAACAATAGTCTTCTAACATTAATTCTATTAAGTGCAGAATCTTTAATTTGCATAGTTTTGTTACCCCAAATCTTAACACCTTCTGAAGCGAAAGTAGCTATTGGGTTAATTCTACCGTCATAAAGAACATCTCTATCAGTTTGAGTTAACTTAACTCTAGCTTTAATAGCGTCAACATCACCTCTTTGTACACCAGCAACCGCAAACCAAGGGAATGCAATATTATCAGTTAAAGCAATGTTTCTTACAACATCTCTAGTAGATGGCATGTAAACATATACGTTATTTTCAGCGTCATTAACTTGAATCCAAGGCCAATATGTTGCAGTATAGTTACTATCAAACTCATTACTTAATGTATCAACAACATCTTCAGGTAATAAAACATCACCAGAAGCATCAGTATCAGGTGTTGTTGCTATATAAAGCGAATCTGCCCTATCTTGCTCCACCATCTCTATAGTTTCTTCAATTAAGTTAGTGTTATCAAAAGTATCAATACCTGGAGTAGTTAATACATTAATATTTATAGCTTCTGGATTTTTCATAGTCCATATAGCCTCTAAGTATGCATAGTAATCAGAATTAGTACCCTGGTCACCGTTACTAACAGCCTTAGCTGAAAACGTACCACTTGTAACACCCGCGTCAGATTTAACACCACCACGCTGATAACCATCTGTATTAGTTCTTCTAGTTCTGTACTTATCCCATCCATCAAAACCACCATAAGGTGCAAATGTGAATTTTCTAGCATAAACTTTTTCATAATCAGTACCAGCAACACCAGCTTCAGTTCTAAATTTAGCATTACCAGTTTCAAAACTAAACACTGGACTGTAAGTATTACCAGAAGCATCAATAACTATCTCTACATTATCAATCGTAGCGCCAGTTACATCAACGTCCATATGGAATCCTTTAGTCATACCAGTCCAAATATTTTGAGTAGTAGAATCAGGCTTACCTTTATAGTCAAAGAAGTCTTGGTCAATACCTTTGGTATTTGAAAGACCTAAATAACTCTTTCTTTTATTTTCAAAAGCTGTATAACTTTTCTTATATTCAATATTTGGCGTTTGAACACTAGGGTTAGAAGACTCAGTATAATCTCTTACAGGAAATCCAACAAATCCAGCTGGAAACGCATCTGAAGTATCAGACTCTTCTTCTAATTCAACTAAAACATAATTAGACCTAGAAACAAATTCACCATCAAGTGTACCAATCCTTTTACTGATATAATTACCAGAAGCTGGATTCATACTACACCTAGTAAATCTTTCTAAAACTACTGGCTTAGCGTCAGTGTCATAATAAGCTCTAATCTCAACATCAAATTCTTTATCATCAGGTTTAATATTCTTAATAGAAATCTTAAACTGATTATTTGCAGCATCACCATCTGATATTGTCCATAATCTAAAAAGTCTTAAAAGATTTGTACCTCTAAGTTCTGAAACAACCCAAGGAGTAACAGCTGGCTGATATTGCACTTTATAATCATCAAATTTATCAGTATATGTAATTAATGAACCAACATTTATACCTCTAATTTTACCATCGGTAATACCGTCAGTAAGCATATTATCAAATAATTCTTCAACGAATAANTCTGTAGTACCATCTTGAGTACCTTTACCTAATACTCTAGTAATATAATTCTTTTTAGTTTTATCAAAAGATAANGAGTAATCAAAACTCTTATTAGCTGAAGTAGTACCAGTAATTCCAAAATTACCTTTAGGGTCTGTAGCGGCAGATATAGCTGAAGAATTAAAGTTTACATCTGTAGAACCTGTAACATTAAAAATTAATTGCTGAGCACCATTAAACTTACCTCTACTTCTTAATAAGGTCACTAACTTGTCTTCTATAGTAGAATAACCAGTACCAGAATAATGAATAGTACTACCACTAGCTACACCAACTGTATGACCAGAAGCGTTAGTTCCTTTTGTAGTGTATACAATATTAATAGAAGCTCCCGAAAAAATAGCTCCTGTTTTTTGATATACTGTACCAAGACTATTAACTGTAGTTGAAGTAACAGCAGTACCTAAGAAATTCAACTGACTAGTTAAAAGACCACCATTATATAATGACTGAACCAAAGGGTCAGTCGAAACTACATTAATTATAGTATCATTTGTATTAGCAGTAAACTGAATTAAGTTAGCACTAGATGAAGACGCAACAGTAACACCTACCGTACTAGCATCTAACGCAGCATCTAAAGTTATACCCCAAGCCTGACCAGCATCATAACCAGAAAACCCTAAAGCTCTAGTTACATATAATTGATTTGACTGACTAAGGTAAGATTTAGCTATATAAGGTAATTCATACTTAAGAGAGTTATTTTCTTTAATTTTTGTAGCATTTAACCCACCAAAAAAAGATTTAAATTCATCGTAATTACTTACGAATATAGGTTGAAACGCTGGACCTTTAGTNGTTTCACCAACTANTCCAAGAGTAGTAACACCAACCTGACGTGTTACAAACGATAAGTCATTTTCTGAAGTGTAAACACCAGGACTCACAAATACTTTATCTGCCATTATTTTTTGTTTTTAAATTTTATATTATTATTACTTGTTATTTATAAATATATAGTAAATCTCGAAAAGAAATTTTTATGCCCTGATAAGGGCATAATTAGTATGACTTTTTTCATACTTTTATCATATTTATATAAAAAGACATAATGAAACGCACTAAAAACATTAAAATAACACCATCAGCACATGAAATATTAAAAAAATACTGTCAAGATAATGGTTTAAAAATGTTCCCTTTTGTAGAAAAACTAATAAAAGATAACTGTAAAAAACCTAAAGACATATACGGTGACGATTAAATGTCTACATAGCTAAAAAGAAATTACCCGTAGTCGAACCGCCACCACCACCACCAGACTTCACTTTAATTTCAAGTGTTTGATTTGATAAAGTATTCCAACTAGCAGCTCCTGTCGCAATACAAACTACTGAACCTGCCGATAATGCATTTGTGGAAGTACCAACAGACTGATACCTATTATTATTTAAAGTATTTTTAGATACAGTAACACCATCAACTTTTAAAGTTCCCCCACCAATATTATTCGTACTAACAGACATTACCATCATAAGAGAACCTGCCGTTATACTATTTCTTGTTCTTGAATGTGGTGATGACGCCTGGTCATTATTACCAACTAACCCACCAGCTTCTGCTCCAGTAAAAGATTGAACTTGAGTATTAACTGGATTAAAAACATTACCAGTAAAATCTATTCTAACTTGATTCGACCCTGTAGCTGGAGCCGCTAATTCCCAAAAACCCCACCTTTGACCAATTTGACTTGATGCGTATTTTAACCTCTCTGTCATTGCCACACCGTTATATTTAACAGTGGTCGAGTTATTTACATTTGACATAGATATAGCAACAACTATCAGACCGTCAGAACCTGTATCTTGTGTATGATTAAAGGTTAAAAATGAATTTGAACCTGGAGTCGTTTTATTAGTTGATTTATTTCCTACCGTTATTGCCATATATACTATATTAAAATTGTTATATCTGTAATTTCAGTCAAATCCATCCCTTCAATACTAGTTGTAGTCCAAGATGAATTATAACATAAAGGTTTAGTTTTAAAAAATTCAGAAATATCAATTACACCACTTTCTAAGTCATCTATATTAGTTAATATCCAATCACCAATACACTCATCGTAGTGTTTAACTACAGCAATTGAATCTTCTTCAGATGTTGTATAACCGAACGGGTACTGAACCATATCAGCACCTTTCATTTCTATTTTAGTTATTATATAATAATTCATTATAGGTTTTTTTTACAAAAAGTAAAACTTTTAATTAAATACATTTCTTATATTATGCTTCTTGAGACACTGCCACAACATCCCACTTTGTATCCGTTCCATTGTAAACTAACCCAACATATGTAATCTTATTAGCTACAGTAGTTGTAGGTATTGTAGTACCCAAAGCTCTGTAAATAGCATTCCAAGTTAACGCCCTAGCTGTACCATTATCTTCTAGTCTGATAATCAACTTCATTCCTGTTGACGCTGTACCTGAAGGTGCGGCTATAGTTAAAGCAGCCGCTAAAGCCGTTACCGACTCCTGTTCGTTAGTGTCAATATTAGGTGTTAATGTAGAAGTACTAGCAGTATCGTTATTAATTGGCTTAACCAAAGTTCTCCTCTTAATACTTTTCTTAATAAATGAAGCAGCCGAATCCTCAATAATAAGCTCATCAATATTTGCAATTGTTGTTTTTTCTGTAACAGCTGTAATTTCATTTGCGATATTAGTATGAATCGCATTAATGTCAGTTCCACCTGGTGGTGGGAAACCACTAACTTTAGTTATACTAAATGACTGTCTATCCGCCCAGTTATTAAAATCAATAGTACCATTTGCTGATGAATAAATTCTAATATCTATATAATCACCAACAACTAAATCAATAGAAATAGTACCATCTAAATTGTCCCACCCAGCTGCTGTTCCAAAACCTGCAAATGAAGAGTAAATAGCTCCATTTTTATATAAAAATAAAGTTGACCAAGCCGATGCATTATTTAAAAATATTTGGGATTGTATAAAATAAGTTCCAGCACCACTTGCATCTACAGTAAATCTGTGATTAGTATTATCCCACTCACCATTTACATCAATTGCCCCACCTGCAGGGGTGCCTGAATCTACAAATTCTACTATTGGTGTTGTA